ACATAAAAGAACCGGATAGGGGTACGTAAGCGTGCTTAACGCAACGGCGGTAAACTCCAAGGCGGTAAACGCCTCGGGCGTGGTCGTTATAACGGCTGACGCAATCGCCGCACTGACCACAACAAGCGCAGTAACAATTACCCAGGCTCATTCTTTTTCAAGCCACAGCATAAGCTCAAACACAACTGTTACTTCTTCAAACATAAACCAAAATCAACAGTTATCAGCAAACGGTTTAAAAGCAAATAGCAGCACAACCAACACTACTATAGCGCAAACACAAAGTCTGTCTGCTAACAGCTTGGATTCTGTAAGCAATACTTCAGAAACAGTGCTATCTCAAGTTCATTCACTTACAGCAATTAGCTTGGATTCTGACTCAACGCTTACAGAACCAACTTTGATGGCTGAGCATTATCTGTTAGCGTATGGCGTAGATTCCTGGAGCAAAGTATCAACACCAGCATTGGCACAGGTTCACTCTCTACAGTCTCAGGGAATAGTGTGCACTCCGGTTACTAGTAGCGGGCTGTTGGAACAGGTTTACATATTGACATCAGGCAGCATTGAAGCAATTACCACAGCTGGTATAGTAAGAGAAATATGGAAAGTAGATATTCAAATAAATCTGAATATCAGTAAAAAAATAAAGCATACTCTGAGCTTGGACTAAAAAATGAGAGAAGAAAGCTTACAAGTAGGTGCAGTCGGTGCAGAGATAGAGGTATTGGTAGTAGAATTCGACAATGAAACCAATACCGATTCACCTGTAGATCTCTTTTATGCCACAAATCTGTTAATAGAATTAAAGCGTCCAGACAACACTACAGTATCAAGAACCGGTCTTCTTTCTACCGATGGCACTGACGGTAAAATGTATATGATCACTATTGATGGTGACATCAATACAGACGGAACATACTACATTCAAGGCAAGGTTGTTTTAGCTGGTTGGAATGGGTATTCGTCTATTGGTAAATTCGAAGTAAATGATAATTTATAGGGCTCAGTAATGGATGACGAACATAAAAAGTTGAGCAAACAAGATCTTTTGAGAGCATTCAAAACTGATGTATCAGCTGCTGACACTTTACGTCTGGAGATAGTAGCCAACATTGAAAAGTGGAGGAAGGAATACAACGGTGAGCCTTATGGCAATGAGCAGAAAGGAAAATCAAGCTTGGTTTCACGGGACATTAAGCGTCAAGACGAGTGGCAGCATGCAAGTGTAAAAGACCCTTTCGTGTCTACTCCTGACATCGTTAAGTGTAACCCGATAACATTTGAAGATCGTGCAGCTGCTGAGCAAAATCAGATTATTCTTAATAACCAGTTTGCACGACAATTTAACCGATACCAGTTCATTACAGATATAATAAAGCTCTATTACGCAGAGGGAACAGTAGTCGTTAAAACAGGCTGGAACTACGAAGACGAGAAAGAAAAAGTTAAGATGCCTATTATGGGCTTAGTAAATGGTATGCCTGAGCAAATAGGTGAGAAGGAAGTAGAACAGATCAATATCTTGGTAAACCAACCTGACGCAACTATTTGTCGGATGGAAGACATCTACATTGACCCAACATGCTTTGGCGATTTGAGTAAAGCGAACTTTGTCTGTCACCGGTACGAATCGGACATGAGTACGCTCCGTAAGACTGGCAAGTACAAAAACTTGAAGAAGCTGGCTGTCACTATGTTGGAAGGTGAAAGCCCGGATTATGATCCTGAAGATGAGTCAGAATTCAGATTTCAGGATATTGCCAGGAAGAAGATTCTGGTCTATGAGTACTGGGGTGTTTACGATATCAACAACACAGGTATCGCTGAACCAGTCGTAGCTACATGGGTTGGAGATACGTTTATCCAACTAGAATCTAACCCTCTGCCAGGGCAGGGACTTCCTTTCCTGCTACTCAAGAACAATCCAACACCTTTCAAGATTCACGGAGAAGCCAGCGTAGAGCTCGTAAGCGATAACCAAAAGATCACCACAGCTATTAAGCGTGGAATCCTGGATAACATGGCAGGATCCAACAACGCTCAAAAGGGCGTTCGTAAAGGTGCTCTGGATACACGAAACATGAAGCGGTTCCTCAATGGCAGCAACTTTGAGTACAACGGCACTGAGCGGGATTTCTACGAAGGCAGCTACAACCCGATACCGAATAGTGTTTTTAACGTTCTTGAGATGGTTAACAACGAGTCTGAGAGCATGCTAGGCGTTAAGGCTTTCAGTGGTGGCATTACTGGATCAGGCTTGGGCAGCACTGCTACGTCAGCACGGGGAGCCCTAGATGCAGTATCCGTCAGGCGTTTGGATATCGTTAGGAGCATAGCTGAAAACCTAATCAAACCTTTGATGCGAAAATGGATGGAGTACAACTCTGAATTTTTGAAAGAAGAAGAAGTTGTTCGGATGACAAATGATGAATTTGTACCGATCAAGCGTGACGATCTCAAAGGCCTCATAGATATTGAGATTGAAGTAAGCACAGCTGAAGACAATTCTGCAAAAGGCCAAGAGCTTTCTTTCTTGCTGCAAACACTAGGTCAGGAAATGGATGCAGGAATGAAGAATCTTCTTATGTCTCAAATTGCCAAATTACATAAGATGCCTGACCTGGCTAAACAGATTGAAGAATATGAGCCACAGCCTGATCCATATATCGAGAAGATGAAAGAGCTGGAAATGCAGAAGCTTATTTCTGAAATCGAAGAACGTGATTCACGGGCCAGGGAAAATGCTGTAGACATTAAAGTTAAAACAGCCAAAGCATTGCTTGACCAAGCTAAAGCTGGAAACATTCAATCTGATACAGACCTTAAAGATTTGGATTTTACACGCACAGCTGAAGGCAAAACTTTACAGGAAGAAATGCAGAAAAAAGATCATGACCGCAGCAGCAGTATGCTATCAAAAGAATCTGACCGTGCTTCTAAAAGAGAAGTAGAACAAGTAAAACAATTGACCAAAGAGTAATAGATGCTATAACATCAAGCTCTGCTAAAAACTTATTAACATTAAAAATTAACAGGACTCACATAAATGAGCAACCAGAATGAAAGCGTAGAATTAGAAACAACTGAAATTGAGCATTACGTTGATATGGGACAAGCTCTTGACCGTTTGCGGAATAACGAAGATTTTAATAAAGTCATTCTTGACGGTTATTTTAAAGACAAAGCTGCAGACTCTGTAAGCCTTTTGTCCTTGCCGGTAATCAAAAAGCGTGGTGAGCGTGGTGATATCATGGAAGACCTGGTTGCTATTAGTAATCTCCAGTTTTTCTTTATGACCATTGACCAAATGCACCAAGCTGCGGTAGAACCAATTCTCAGTGACAACGAAGAAGCTGAGCTTGCTGCACAAGAAGAATCTGAACATGGAGCTCACTAATGGCTCAGTCAGATATCACTGAAGAAGATGTCTTCAATGACGATAAAGATCCTATTGAAGCTATTTACGAGATTCGCCGTAGTTCTAAAGACAGTACTGAAGATAATATGGAAAACCTGCAAGAATCTATGCAGGAAACCGGTGAAGAGGACAAGTCTGTCAGTGAGCTGACTGACGAAATCCCAGAGCCTGGTGAATCCGAAAAAACAGAAGAAGACGGCAAAAAAGCTGAATCGGAAAATACCGGTGAAGACGACAAGGAATCTTCAGAAGATAAAAAAGTTTTCGACGATAACGGAAACGAGCTAGATCCGGAAAGTACTGCTGAAGACGAAGATCCGGATGTGGAGTCAAAAGATACTGCCGCCAAAGCAAAGATGCGAAAGTACACTGCTGACGGCAAAGAATATGAGTTTACCGAAGACGAGATTTTCGATCAGTTCGGAACCGTATTTGGCAAGGCTATGAACTACACTCAGAAAATGCAAAAGATCGCTCCGTATCGGAAAATGATCTCTGCAATGGAAGAGGAAGGAATCACCGAAAGCCAATTCAATACTGCGATTGACGCCCTCAAAGGCAATAAAGACGCAATCCAGAACTTAATGAAAACCCACAGTATCGACCCATTGGATATTGATGGGGATGCTGAAGAAAGCAGCTACAGTCCTACTGAGTACGGCAAGTCCGAATATCAGCAGAGGATCGAGGAAGTAACTAGCCAGATCAGCTCTGAGCCTGAGTACAAGACAACAGTAGATGTTATACAGAACAAATGGGACCCGGCTTCTCGAAGTGAGTTTGCGAAAAATCCTGACATGATCTCAGGACTTCACAACGATATTAAGAGTGGTTTGTACGATAGAGTTACACCCGTAGCAGCAAAAATGAAAGTGCTAGATGGAAATTCCAAGTCAGACATTGAATACTACATGCTTGCAGGTCAGCAGGTTAGTGAGGCGGAAAACTCTGCAAAGAGTTCTGTCGATGATTCTAACAAGCTAACACAAGAAATGGTGGACAATTCTGGTCAGGCATCATCAGAAGCTAAAAGAAAACGTGCAGCTGCATCGACTCGGACACGCGCCGATAAAAAAGGCGTTACTGATTACCTTGAAGATGACAATGATGAGCAATTCGACGATTGGTACAAAAAACTGATGTCGGAAAACTGAGGAATTAAACCATGGCTGACAATGTTTACGGTGGTCCTAGCGGTACAAGTACCCACGGACAGAACACCATTATCCACTATTACGACAAAGCTGGTGTAAAAGCCGCTAACGCACAATCTGTGTACGCACAGTTTGCTGACCGCCGTTCTATGCCCCTAAAGCGTGGCATGACGTACAAGGTCTCCAAATGGCTGCACATCTATGATCGTGAAGTCACTGACGGTGAGTTCGCTAGCAAAGGCTACCTGACTGCCCGTAACATCGCTGATGTTTCTGAGGGTCTGAATGCCACTGACGGTACTGGTGCATCACTGCTCGAAGGTTCTGGCGCAACGAACAAACGTTCAATCAAGAAAGTCACGATTGATACTACGTTCTCTCGCTACGGTGAAATGATCGATTACACCGACGAAGTTGAAATGTTCGCTGAAGATATGGTTCAGGTTCATTACCGTGAAGAGCTCGGCAAATTGGCTAATCAGCGTTCTGAAGACCTGGTTCAGCTGGACATGCTCTCTACTACCACTGTGATGTACGCCGGACTTGGTACTTCTCTATCTACTGTTGGTGATGAAATCGCTGCAGTAGATGACAGCGAAGATTCCTTTGCACAGATCAACTACGACCTCATTCGTAAGGGTGTGCGTAAGCTGGTCCGTAACCGTGCTGAAAAGAACACCAGCGTCATCACTGGTTCCACGAAAATCGACACTCGAACTGTCAACAAGGCGTTCTACGCTATTGTCGGTCCCGAAGTGAAGTTCGACCTAGAAAACGTTGTTCGTGGCACTGTAGCTGAAAACGGTTCGACCGAATTCGCTTACATCCCTGCATACAAGTACGCTGCTGCCACTAACCTGGCTGAAGGCGAAGTTGGCGCAATGGGTGATGTGCGTTTC